CCACTTGTCTGGAAGAACCTTTGGTATATCCAATGCTCCTTAGTAGTTGGGTTAAGAATCAGAACACATCTGTTCTGCTTCTCTTGTGATCTAACAGAGAAATCAATCTTGTCAAAGACATCTTCATCCACAAGCTCTTCAGCCTCATCCAATACAAAGGTTGTAACGCCATTTAAGGACTTCAGAGCTGCTGTTTGGTTACCAGATGAAGTTCTGATACCTTTAAACATTATAGAGCTTCCTGTGGTCAGATTTATAATCTCATCTTTGGTTATTCTGAACTGGTCAGAGACACCCATCATTTCTATCTTCTCAATAAATTCTGGGATAATAGATGTCTGTGCTGAGAGCATCGTATAACGAGAGAAGAGGACTTTATGTCCTCTCTCATAGGTTAGATTTAATAAAAATACAGCTACTCCAAAAGACTTTCCAGAGCCTCGCCCTCCAGTAATTACATAGTACCTACTATCACTTTTCCAAAGGGGAATATACTTCTCGTGAATCTTTACTTGTTGTGTTTCAGTCATATATATGATAACTGAAACTTGCTTAAATTGTTTTTAGTCTTTATTTAAGTCATCCACATCAACATCTTCAGCCTCAATGTCTATAGTATCTTCAAGCTGTTCCACTTGTTGTGGCGATGCAAAGAAGTTAATTACTGGGGCATTGTTCTTCTCTTGCTTATTGTCTGGCAGCTTATCCATTGGTTTACCATATCTATATTGAAATAGTAAATTCATATGTGCAAAGGAATCCTTAGCCTTCTCTGCCAATGTCTCCCAAGCTTCTGCTTCGGAGCCAAAGACTTTCTTCATAGCCTTTAGAGCATAAGTACCTATTTGATCCTTCTTAGCTTGATTGAGCCTTGCAGGAGTCATACTTGACTTCTTTACTTGGACAGCTTTAATTCCTTGCTTATTCTTACCATTAGCTTTCCTACCATCTGTAGGCTTTATGTTGTCTGAATGTCTTTTAGCTTTTGCCATTTTTTTTATTATATATTGTTTCGTATAAATTCCATATCTCTTGATAAACATCAGCTTCTTTGTGAAGCTGATTTATCTCATAATGTTTGTGGCCTACATCTATATGTATGTTAAACCCATCTTTAACAACTACTGGATATATTTTGTAGTTATTCTTGAAGCACCAACTCTGGGCTTCATAATTCATTCTATCTATTTTGTATACTATCTTTTTTCTTCTCACTTAATCATCTTGACTATGGCAGATACTCTCTCCTCAAATATCTGAAGGTTATCTTCTGGAACCTTAGAAACAAGATTCATTATATTGCTTCTCCTATCGCCTCTATTGTTAAGTAAGTCTACCTGTAAATTAAGCCTTTCAATCTCTTTGTCTTTAGCCTTTATTTGCTCAACCATATCGTTAAACTTCTCTACTATAGACTTCTCTCTATCAGTCATCAAAACCTCATCACCATCTTTATTTATAAGCTCCACAGGGTATCTGGTATGAAAGTCTTCATATAACCTATACATTTCCTTGTTGTATATTCTAATCTCCTCAAAAACCTTTAGTCCGTGTAAAACAGTAGCGTGGTTTTTTCCGAACTTAGCACCTATTACTTTTAAGCTATTAAATGTGTATTCCTTAGCAAGCTTGTAATATAAAGCCCTTCCATATACATAGACCCTTTCTCTTGTATTTTTGTTTATGTCTAAGTTTGTTTTGCTTTGTATTGTGTCTATTATAAAATCTAAATCAATCTTCATCTTTGTCAAAGTTTATTTGTATAAGGTCTCCCTTATTTTGTTCATCTCTTATTCTGTAATAATCCCCTATGAATGTGTATGTATCTAAAGCTCTCTTAATACCAGCACATTGCTCATACATTTCCTTACGCTGATACTCCAGCATAAGAACTCTTAAGTCTTGCTTAGTAACCTCGTGAGCTAAATCATACATAGCCATATAGTAAAACTCATCTATTAAGTCCTTTTTTGACATCTAAATATTTTTGGTAATAACTTTTAGTTTGTTTATACTTGTAGCCTTTGTAGATTCCTCCATTCCACATTCTAACCATCTCCTCTTCAGTAGGGAATCTGCAATGCTTTCTAAGGAACACTTCTCTACCATAACAAAGGTAAAGCTTAAATACCTCTTCAGAAGCCTCCTCAGAGAACATATCCTTGTGTCTGTAATCAGTACCATAAATACGATTAACATCGCTTAGAACGCTTCTCTGTATCTGTAGGATGCCATATGACCTTCCATTGTCTCCTATGGAGTCTGGATTGTTGTTAGTCTCTACTGTCTTTAAGATTGACATTATAGATGTCAATCCACTAAGTAAGATGGTTAGTGTTCTCATAGTACATCTTTAAGTACATAATTACGTACAGAATCTAATGGGTCTGTATCAATATAAAAGTGCTTATAGATATTCATAGCTTGTCTTGCCTTCTCTTTACCTCTCTCTATGAACTCATCACTACATTCAAAGATACCTATGTCTTTAGTATCCTTATCAACTACCAAGAAGATAAACTCATTAGCATCAAACAAAGATAAGTAAAGAGCTGCCTGGAGATCATAAGAGAAGTTCTTAGCTGACCACTTAAAGTTAGGTACACCCTTACTTGTAGTCTTAAGGTCAATAATTGTCTTTCCTTTCATAGCATCTGCTTTACCTCTGAATGGCAATCCATTTAACATCTTGATGGCTGGCTCCTCAAAGGTGCAGCCATCTAATAAGGTGTAAGCTTCATTACAATCCTTAACAGCCTTAGCTATCCAATGAGCTGAGTCCATCTCTGATTTAGTATAAACACTTTCTGAACCGTGTTCTGCTACAGCTTCTTTAAAAGCCTTAAGGGCTTTTGTTCCTTCAATAACAACCAAGTCTTCTAATCTATGTGGCTCCAAGACTGCAAGGTGTACAAGCCTACCATCTCTCAATGGCTGTGAATCACTTGAGGCATACAGACTCTTTTGATAAGCCTTTGGACTATCTATTAGCTTTTTCGCAGATGAACTGCTCAAAGCGTGCTTACCTAAATGACCATAGTAAAAACTATCATCATACATTTTCTTTAATATGGCTTCTTCTTCCCAAAGCTCTCCGTTTAATAACTTTATCATCTGTAATATGTTTCTATAATTTCATTAACCAATGTGTCTATTGTTTTTTGGTTTAACATAAAGTCTACACAAGCATCTCCTATATGTATAGAGTATATATCAAATACCTCATTAGAACCAGGGTAGTCATAGGTTGCTGGTTCTCCTTCCTCGTACTGTCCAACTATAGTAAAGACAATACCTTCCCAAGTAATATCAAATTCTATCATTGGAATAATTTTTTAAGTCCTTAATACATCTGTCCATCCAGTTAGCCATAAGCAGCTGATCTGTATCCCTTAAGTGATAAGCAATAGTTTCCAACTCTTTAATAGTTGTTTTAAGTGATGATTCCCTAATGCTTAGAGACATAATATCATCTACTTGCTTGTCCATTTCATTGAATAAATTTCCCATTTGTTTTTGTTTTATGGATTAATAATACACAAATATAAACATTAATTGTTAATAAACAAGCATAAGTGTAAAAAAAAAGAGGGACTATTTGTCCCTCCATTGAGTGTAGCATACTGCGAGTCTTTGGTCTTGTATTGGATACTCCTTATTCATAGTAGGATTTCCCATACATCTATTCATAAAATCTTGCTGCTTCTCTGCTGGTTTTGGTTTAGGTAATGGCATATTATCTATCTTTATAATTATAATTGTAAGGACTAATATGTCCTTCCTTGAAATCATTTGTTTCTTTATTTCTTAATTCTTTTACATAAGCTATCTCTCTTTCTATATAGTCCTTAGCTTTGTATAGGTCTTGTAGTTCATCATCTTTCCTTCCTGCCCTTGCGATGTACTTAATGACATTGCCCCTGTTGAATGAAAGTTTGTAGTGTTGACAGAAGTCTATTACATCGTAATCTCCTGTAGCTTCATAGTGAATCGCATTACCTCTCATATCTTTTCTTTAGTTTAAATTCTCCATTTTTATATTTATATTTATGTAAATCTTCATACAGTATTCTAACCATCTCACCATCTACATTTGCTATAGTAGCTATTTCTTTAGGAAGAAATGATACCTCACCTATAGAGTCAAGCACCTTACTCAACTCATTAATAACTTCTTCAGACTTCATATTAATCTATCTTTAAAAATTCTGCCTCTCCGTGTTCTGTAAACCAATCTTTGTTTTCTTGGTATTTATCTACTACAGCATTAATCATTACAAGCTCATCTATGGATGAGCCTTTAATCTTGTCTACAAGCTCTTCTATCTTGTTTAAGATGTTGGTCACCATCTCTGGGTCAGTATCATAAATTGTGTTAAACTCTTCTCTGACAACCTCCTCCAGCATCTTATTAAGATTGTTGATTTGTTGCTTTACATTCTGTTTGTATTGCTTAGTCAATCGGAGGCCTTCATTGGCCTCCAATAACAACTGAGATAGCAATACTGTCTTTAGGTAATCTAATTGCATTTTACTCATATTACATTTATTTTCATTGCTAATATAGTGTTTATTTGATTTAATACATATTCCTTATCATAAAAAGTATCTCCTTGATAATATATAATTATATGCGGTACATTAAATGTATCCTTATATAATTTAAGTTGATGCTGATGAAGCTCTTTAGATTTTAATTGAAATGGAGAAGACATATGCTTATAGCTTATTGGCTTTATCTGTATTCCAAAAAGTAATGTTTCTGAATAAGCCTCCCAGTCAGTAAAGTAATTCTCATCTATATCGTGAGTTGTCTTTCTAAAGTCAATGTTGGGAAAGTCTAACTTAAGCTCTTCCATCAGCTGAATCTCTTTAACCATACCATTCCAAGTCTGACCCAGAACTCTATGGAAAACATATTTTTTAGCATCAACTAAAGAACAAGAATGTGTATGTACAATGTAATTACTTATATCGTTAAGCACATCTCTTCCTTTAACATCAAAATAATACCTAACCCATTCCTTATCATTAAATGAATAATTATCATCTCTAATAAATAAATCAAATAGCTCAGAGCATTTTCCTACATTAGAAGACCAGAACATTCTGCTCAATTTAGTATTCTTCTTTAGCTTCTGATAAAGAGAGTTAGGTATATCGTATTCAAATTGCTTCATTAATAGTTATTGGTTATACTCATCAATAAGTTGTTTCAATGCATTATAAGTACTTCTAAAACAAGAGCCACAAGATGTAGGCTGCTTCTTATCATTGAACACCCTATTGTAAATTTTAAGCATCTTTAGTTGAACAGTCTGACTAATCACATTAGTAGGTCTCTTCATCTGATCAACCAAATAGTTATATTCCTCTTCAGTAAGACACTCAATCTTCTTGTAAGGGAATAACTTATTTAAAGTAGTTTTCCTTTGGTCGCAACCACAGTCTTCTCCAGCCAAGAACTTAACAGCTTTCTTAATTCCTGTGGCTGTAGTAATCTTTTCAATGGTGTCTCCAAGTCCAGCAGATTCAGAAGCTGTAGCTTCTTCTCTTGCTTTAACCCATTCTTTGTACTCCTTAGTACGCTTGTCTAATGATTCGTAGTAGGTTTCGTCTTTCATTTCTTTTTTGATTTGATTAAGTGAAAATCACCATTCAAATAATCCTGGTAATCTTCTATAAATTTATTGTTTAGTATATTCTTATAATTCTTAATAGAGTTGTATATGCTCATAAGAGTTATTCCAGAGCCATTAGCAATGTCTCTAAGTGATAAATCTGTCTTGAAGTATAGCGAAGACAATATAATGTCGTAGCGTTCCCAATTCATAATCTCACTTGACATAGAATCTACTAAATTATGAAACGCCTCTTGCTCATCAAACTGACTACTATCAAAATCAACATCATCCTCTATGTCATCATTCTCCATATATTCAAAGAACTTATATTTATTCTTAGCCTTTACATAATCTAAGAACATATTTTTTAATGTAACATAAATGAAAAATCTATTGACTTCATCATCATTGTACATTATCTTTTTCTCGTCAGTAACAAGTCTGTGTATCCTAAGATACATTGACTGTACTATATCTTCTGCGATGTGTTTATCACATCCCATATTGATAACCATCTTAATCCATAAGGTGTGGTTCTCTGCAAGCTTTTCTAATATCAATATCTAAGTGTTAGGGTTATTTTATCTGTTTCCCCATAATACTTTTCCAAGTTGTTAATGCAGACTATGTTCTGGTCTTGCTCATAGACCAATCCCTCTAAGGCATCTAAAAATGCCTTATTGAGATTATCTTGTAAGTCAGGTTTGGTTGGTTTATAAATCTTGCCTTGTTGTTTTTTCTTTTTGCTAAATGATTTTGGATATGCATATTGGTAATGCAGCTTGTCTATAAAAATCAAAGTGCCAGCAGGGATTATTTCAAATCCCTCTGGCAATTGATCACTAACCAACTTAATTACATATGACTGATAATCCATTATCTTTTTTGGTTTGTAAGACCTACCACTACGAGTAAACCTTACAGATTGATGAGGTTGTGCCCTCAAGTTTAATGTCAATTCTAATTTATTCAAACTTCTTTGTGTCAAAGTTATTTAACTCTGTGTCTATCACAGACGGCAATCCATAATCATCTATCTTATATGAGAAGCTATTAAAGGGAAAGTTTCTGCTTTCCTTACATAACACCTCTATGTATCCTTCATCAAAGTTAGGTAACAGCTGTATAGCTGTCTCTGCCTTCTTATATAGTGCAGAACCTAAATGGCCTGTGGCCTTGTTTGTGCCGTGATTAGAATGTATCACAGTAAGTATAGTACAATTGTATTCTAATGTCCAAGACATTAATTTCTGTATTATCTTATTTGATTCGTCTATGTTATTCACGTCACTTACTAAATCTGCTATACCATCTATAATAACTAATCCTGGGTTATTTACTCTTCTGCTCAAGCAGTAATCTATAAAATCTACTCTCTTATCATAATCAAGCTGTCTTAGGCCATAAGTGTGATAACACTCATTATCTAATCCAGTCATTCTAAGAACTCTCTTAAACACTCTCTGAGCGTGAAATCTTCCTTGCTCAGTATCAAAGTGTAATAAGCACTTATCATCTCTATATCCTTTTATGCCTTTTGTATACCCATCAGACTTTCCTCCAAGGAAAGCTGCACTAAGCAAGCTGACAAAAAAGGTTTTAGTCGACTTTGGTGGAGCTTGCACAAATACCAAATTACCAAAAGTTGAAATTGGTGTTGGATATGTTACTCCTCCCATAGTATGTTCTCCAAAGCTTAAGGACACAGGAGGGTGTCCAATCTCTTCATTAGGGTCTATATAGAGTTCATTCTCTATAAGCTCCATTTGCATCATCAAGACTTCCCTATCGTCTGATTCCGCTATTTGTTCCTTTGTCATATTGTTGAAATATTTAAAAGGAGAGATGGGGCTAATGCCCCATCATATCCTTTATTTACTAAAATGGTAAGTCGGAAGCTTCTGCAACCTCTACTTTTTGAGTTGCCTCTGCTTTAGCTTTTGGCTTGTATGTATCTACTTCGAAATACATACTCCCGCTTCCTGTCATTTTCATAGCTAATTTAAGCTGCTTGTTGCCTTTATACTCTGTGTAGTGTTCTTTCTGAGTTGACACAAAGTCAAAGAATTGTTTTAGGTTTACAATAATCTCACCTTTTACAAATTCTGGTGCGGTTTCTCTTGGGTTGAAGAATCTTAATCCTTCTACATAAATAGGCTTTTTTGTTGTACTCATTGTGTTAAATTTAACGTTAATATTAATTTTTACCAGCGTGATGCTGAATTACCTTGTGTAGCAGCTGCTTTAGCTACTGCTCCTTTTCCGTGATCGTTTGTTGCATCTGCATCTTTAGTGTCGTCTATAAGTAGAAGACCATTAAGAGCATACTTTCTTGCATAAGAAGAAGAACTACCAAAGCTTTGAGCAATGTCCATTCCCTTTCTTGTTGGGTCAATACCAGCTTGAGCTTTAGCTTCCACAGAGTTGCCTTCTGCGTGTAAGATTGCTCTTGCTTCTACAAAGATAAGATGTCCTACTTCTTTAATCTCATCTG